TTGGTGGCGCAGGTTCAGTTACTTTACAGAATGTTACAACAAATGGTGCAGTTACAACAGATGATATTGTATTAAACGGTTCAAATTTAGTTTTTGAAGGATTTTTAGAAAACGCATTTGAAACAACATTAACAGTTGATGAACCTACTGCTGATAGAACAATCACATTGCCTAACCAATCAGGTACAGTTGCAATGGATGGTGACGCATTGGCTTATAGTATAGTATTTGGAGGATAATAAGTGGCAAGTTCATTTAAAAATTATGGTTTAGATGTTGGTGTTTTAGATGACGCAACAGGCAATATGTACACAGCTGGTGGTTCAGTTGAGGCAGTTGTTCACGCATTATATATTTCAAATAAAAGTGCTACTAATGTTGCAAATGTAAATGTAAAAGTTACTACAGATGGTGGTTCTACTTTTTTTCATGTAGGTAGAAGTTTAGAGGTTGATGTAAACAATACTTTAGTTTTAGATAAACCTATAAACTTAGAAGCAAACGATATTTTAAGAGTTTATGCAGACCCTAATCCAGACAGTTCGTCTGTAGATGTTGAGGCGTTTGCAAGTATATTGGAGATTAGTTAATGGCAATTAATAATCATGTCGTAAATACAGGTGGCCGTGGTAATAATATGTTCAGCGAGACCTTTCATGGTCTTAGAAGAACACAAGACGGCAAATTGTATTATACTTTAAGAGATAGTAATGTTGGCACTTTTAGTAATGACGGTGGTTCAACAGAATTAACAAATAAAGATGATTATGTTGCAGTAGAAGAACAATACATCTCTGGTAAAAATCAAACTTTTGCAGGTGATGGTTCTGATACAACTTTTACACTATCAGATACAGGTCGTGAAGCTGACCAATTAGCTGTGTTTGTAGATAGAGTTAGAATGACAGCAACTACAGATTATACATTATCTGGTACAACTTTGACTTTTGTTAGAGCTCCACATAATGCAGCTGAGATATATGTACAGGTTATAGACAAAGAATATAAAAACGAATCAACTGACACTTATCAACAATATAAGTTTGAAGGCGGTCGTAATCATTACAAACTAAATAGTGATGGTAAGTTAGTCAGATTAGAAAATAAAAAAATGCCGATTGATGAAACAAACTTTCCAGATGATGTATTAGATAGTGAGTTTGGAAATTATGACGGAGCAGCAATTGTTAACTCAACTACTTGGTCGGTGTAGTATAAATATATGGAACTAATAAGGTAAAAAAATGGCAGATTTCGTACTAGGAAGATTAAAATTTAAATGGCGTGGCGATTGGGCTGCCTCTACAGCTTATTTAATTGATGATATAGTTAAGTATGGTGGTAACACTTATGTTGTTTTAACAAATCATACATCTCAAGCCGCAACTGCTGATTTTTACACAGATTTAACAGCCGCAAAATACGGATTACATACTGAAGGACTTTTCTTCAAAGGTAATTGGGCAGGTTCAACATTCTATAAATTAAATGATTTAGTAAAATACGGTGCATATCAATATAGATGTATTTTACAACACACATCTGCTTCTGATTTTGCAATCGGTTCAAACTGGCAAGTTTATTCTGAAGGCTTACAATGGGAAGATAGTTATAATGCCGGCACAACTTACCAAGATGGTGATGTTGTATCTTATGGTGGTTACACTTATGTTTATGTTAACTCAACACCAGCTGCAGGTCAAACACCAACAGATAACTCATATTGGGATGTAATTACTACTGGTTATAACAATACAGGAAATTATGTACACTCTACAACTTATAAAACTGGAGATGTTGTAAATTATGGTGGTTATGTCTATGTAGCAAATACAAACGGCACAGGAAATTATCCAGCAAATACAGACGGTACAACAAACTCGTCTTATTGGGATTTAGTGGTTAAAGGTTTTGATTATCAATCAGATGCTTATGACGCAGCTACAACTTATAATATTGGTGATGTAGTAAGATATGTTTCATCTTCTTATGTAATGTTGAAAGACAGACAAATCAATGTTACTCCAGGCACAGACGGAACAGTTTGGCAATTAATTGCACAAGGAGATACTGGTGCTGTATTAAACACAAGAGGTGATATAATTGTACAAGACGCCTCTCAATCAGCAAGATTACCTATCGGTGTTGTAGGTTCAGTTTTAACTACAGACGGCACAGACCCTAGTTGGTCAAATGCTGAGGGTAAAAATGTTATCTATGTTGCAAACTCAGGTTCAGACACTAATCCAGGTTCACAATTTTTACCTTTTAAAACAATTTATAAAGCATTATCAGTTGCAACTTCAGGAGATGTTGTTGACTTTGATACAATTACAGGTGGTACAGGCGGTACTCCAGGCACTTACGATATTACACAAAATAGTTCAGACGGTTCAGGTACAGGTACACAAGCGAGAGTAATTTTAGATGGTTCATCCACACCAACATTTACAATTACAAATGGTGGTTCAGGTCACGCAGCTGGAGATGTTATTACATTTACAGATGACGCTTCACAATTAGGTGGTGCTTCTTCAATTACAATTACAGTAGTTTCTGCTTCAATTGGTGATGTTGTTTATGTTAAGAACGGTGTTTATAGAGAAACTTTACCTTTAAGAGTTCCAGCTGGTGTTACAGTACAAGGTGAAAGTTTAAGAGGTACTGAAGTTAGACCTGCTTCAAGCACAGGTCATCAGGTCGCAACAGTTTCAATTAATACAAACACAAGTGGTGCAACAGACGGAACATACAACTATGTTCACGGTACTTCAACATCATCTACAAATGGTGTTGCAGCTTCATTTGTTGCAAACATAACAGTTTCAAGTGGTATTGTTTCAGCAGTTACAATTTATCACGGTGGTACAGGTTTTGTTGTAGCCGATACAATTACAATTGCGGCTGCTAATATTGGTTCAGGTACAGGTGATTTAGTATTAGATGTAGATAGTTTAGAAAACAATAATGCTTCTAATATGTTCTTATTGAACAATCAAACTAATCTTGTTCAAATGTCAATGAAAGGTTTGACTGGTACACCAGGTGCTGGTGGCACAAGTAAAGCTGCTGTAACTTCATTAGATCCTAGCGGTTCAATTACAACTGCTTCACCATATATACAAAACTGTTCTTCAGTAAGTGCAAACTCAACTGGTATTCAAATTGATGGATTATTACATAGTGCAGGTAACAAATCAATTCTTGCAAATGACTTTACACAAATTAATTCTGATGGTCGTGGTGTTCATGCAATTGGTGGTGGTCGTGGTGAGATGGTTTCTATCTTCACTTACTATTGTGATAAATCTTTTTACGCACAATCAGGTGGATTTATTAGAGGTTTAAACTGTTCATCTGCTTATGGTGAATATGGTGCAGAGGCAGACGGCACATTAGCAACTGAAACTCCTGTTACAGTAATATCTCGTGGTGAGATGTTAAAATATGCAACGGCAGGATTTATTGGCGCTGCTACAGAAAGTGATATTTCAGATACAGTAACAACTTCAGGTACACCAACAGCGGCTGCTATCGTAGGTGACACTTCAGGTGCTACTGCTACAATTATTAGAACAAACATATCATTAGATTATATTCACATAGAAAATAGAAGTGGTAACTTCCAACAAGGTGAAACTGTTACAATTACAAAAGATGACAGTTCAACTTTCCAAGCTACACTAGCTTCTGATTTTGGAGATAGTACAGCTGCTCAAACAGGACAAGTTGGTCCACTTATTGCAGTTGATAGTTCAGATGGAACATTATCGAGTGGTAGTGCAATAACAATTGGTGCAAATGTTCAATTTGCTGGTGACAGCACTTATTATAGAATATCTGCTGTATCAGAATCACTAACAGATAATGAAACTGCTTTAATTCGTTTGACTACTTCAGTAACTTCAGGTAATGAAATAGCAGACAATACAACAACAACAATTACAGAAAATTATTCAAATGTTCGTTTAACGGGACATGACTTCCTAGACATTGGTACTGGAGATTTTACCACTACTAACTATCCAGGCGGTCCAAGTCAACCTGCTAATCAAGAAAGAGAAGTTACAGAAACGACTGGTGGTCGTGTTTACTTTACATCAACTGACCAAAAAGGTGACTTTAGAGTTGGTGACTTATTCAGAATTGAACAGGCAACTGGTGTTGCAACTCTAAACGCAGACGCTTTTGACCTTTCAGGTCTATCAGAATTACAACTTGGTTCTATTGGTGCTGAGTTAGGTGCAACAATTAATGAATTTAGTACAGACGAAACTCTATCAAATGATAGTAACTCGGCAGCTCCGACTGAAAGAGCGATTGTAGGTTACACTCAAAGAGATAAAATGGGAACAGGTCATCTTGTTCCACCTACAGGTACAACAGCACAAAGACCTACAGGCGGCGATTTAAAAACTGGTGGTATTAGATATAACTCAACTCTAGTTACATGGGAAGGTTATAACGGAACACAATGGACAGGTTTAGGTGGTGGTAATCCATGGGCTTCAACATCATCAAGTATTACAGTAGCTGCAAATGATAGATACTTTGTAGATACATCAAGTAGTGCATTAACAATTACTTTACCTGCTTCCCCACAAACAGGAGACCAAGTGTCATTACTTGATTTAGCGGGAACATTTGATACAAATAATTTAACAATCGGTAGAAATAGTTTAAAGATTATGGGATTAACCGAAGATTTAGTTATTTCAACTGAAAATGCAGGTATACAATTAGTTTATACTGGTGCAACTTATGGTTGGAAATTAGTAACAGTATTGTAATAAAGGATAAATAATAATATGGCAAATTTAAGAGATTTTACTGGAAAAAATAAAGTATTTACAGGTACAGACGCTGAAACTATTTCTAGTGGAACAACTGCTGAAAGAGTTGATGGTGCGGCTAAATTAAGATTTAATACTACAACAAATTTGATGGAGTATTATGACGGTACTGACTGGAAAGCTATTGACGCTCCACCAGTTGTTACAGGTTTTACTGTTGATGATGTAGGTGGTAGTTCAGTAACTTCATCTACACTTGATAATGAAAAATCAGCTGATAGTGGTCTTATCACAATTGAAGTATTAGGTTCATTATTTGATATAACTGGTGCAGCTGTACAATTTATCGCAACGACTGGTAATACTGAAACAATTAACACTCAATCAATTACAAGAAATTCTGCTAATAAACTTACTGTTACCGTAACAGCTTCAGATTTTGATGTTGCAAATAGTCCTTACACAATTAAAGTTACAAACGGTTCAGGTCTATCAGCAAACTTAGAAGCATGTATAACTGCTGACACAGATGTTCCTACTTTTACAAATGCAGCTGATACAAATTTTGATGTATTTGATAATGCAAGAAGTTCAGGAACAATTACAGCCGCTAATTTAATAGGCGCTTCAGGTGTTAAAGCTTCAGCTGGGTATGCAGTAACAACAGGTTCTTTACCTGCAGGTTTTACTTTAAACACAACATCAGGTGACATTACTTATTCATCTGTAAGTGCAGTTGGTTCAGACACACAAACATTATTTACAATTACTGCCACATCAACTGAAGGTGGTACAGCTGCAAGACAATTTGGTATTACAGTAAAAGCTCCAGTTATTACAACATTTAACTCACCAGGAACATTTACAGTTCCTGCTGCTTTAACATCTGTTGATGTATTAGTAGTTGCAGGTGGTGGAGGTGGTGCGGCTGAACCAGGAAATAATGGTCCTGGTGGCGGTGGTGCCGGCGGTCTTATTTACAGAC